CCAAACCTTGTTCACTGTCTGCACGCAGAACAGTCTGGACAGCGTACAAGAAGAACTTGACTTAGCAAAGAAGGAGAAAGCAAATGTCTGAGAAAAAAGAGATGAGCCAACTGGCTCGACAAATTCTGTCTGGTGGTGGTCACGTCACCATGTTCACCCAAGCTGAATTTGATGAGGCGCTGGCGCTGGGCAAGGCTGAGATCATGCAAGTGGCAATTGAGACCACCAAGCAGGCCATCTACATGGAGCGCCAAGCCTGCGCAGAGGTGTGCAAGCGCCTTGCGGAGCAGGAGGATGAGGGAGAGCTGTCCACGGCCCTTATGAACGCTGCTATCGCCATCATGAACCGTCTGCGGTAATGAGGAAGCTATGCAACCACATGACTTTTTAAGGCAGGCCGTCGTTGGTGTAGCCAGCCACTTCAAGAAGTATCCGGAGTTATTTCCGAAAGAATACATTTCAGATGCAACTTCTTTGCTGAAAAGCGCCCAAGAAGCGGTTAAGTTTGTTATGCCTACTGATGGCAAGTTGTTCGATACCAAATTGGCCGGACTTTCTCAAGAGCACCGTTTGCCCTATGAAAGAATTGTCATTGAATATGAGTGCAAATCACCCGGAGGTATGCCTACAGAAGTTTTTGGAGAAAGAGCCACGAGACCAGCAAATAAAAGAATTGTCTTTGCAGAGCAGTATGATCAGACCATAGCCATTGCATCCATCGTTTCGTTTAAAGATCCTTATGGCAATGATGTCTGGACTGTGCAGCCTTATATCTCGGAAATCATTCCAGCAAATTTGGCTGAAGGTGCAAAATTTGAGGCTCCAGAAGGCATCAACACTCCAGTGATCTCGCAGTTTCTTGTTGATCACTACGACATGGGTGGTCACGCCGAAAAGACTTTTGGTGAGGCTTGGAAGGATCACGCTTACTTTGACATGCTTGATGAGGTCAACTGCGTTTTAAACCTCATGGAGGCGCTCAGTTGCAGGAACGTCAGCGCCGAGCAACTTCCAGTCAAGAACAACAAGTTGGCACAGCGTAAGAAAGGAGCTTTGCCTTATGACCTGTACCACGTCTTGGTCGTGAACAGTCGATCTGGAGAAAAATCAGCAGATCAAGGTGGCAGTCACAGATCCCCAAGAGAGCACCTCAGAAGGGGTCATATTCGCCGCCTTTTAAGTGGCAACATTTGGGTCAACTCTACTATCGTCAATCACGGCAACCACGGCAAGGTCCATAAGGTTTACGCGCTGGAGGCTACATGAAGATCGAACTGGACTTCCCCCCGGCCTGCCTGTTCCCCAACAGGTCCAAAGGCACGCACTGGACTGTGACTCACAAGGCCAAGACGCTGTACCGTGACAACAGCGCATGGCTGACCAAAGGCCAACTCAAGGGCTGGACACCTACCGAACAGAACCTCAAGCTGACGGTGACCTTTGTGATGCCCGACAAGCGCCTCAGAGACACCGACAACTGCCTTGCAGCCGCAAAAGCAGGGCTGGACGGCATGGCCGATGCACTGGGCGTGAACGACCGTCAGTTCCAGCCTGTGATCATCTTCCGCGAGTACGGGTCAAAGCCCGGAAAAATGATTGTGGAGGTGTCATGAAAAAGCGCAGTAAGTACCGCCCAAAGGGGAAGCTGATCAACCCTGTAGCTTATGTGCTGGAGAGCTTGAAGCCCGTCAAGGAGCACGACAGCTACCTGATCGACCTGAAGATCAAAAACCACGGGGCCATGGAAGCCCTCACAAAGGGCCGTGCTGGGCGTTCTGAGATGGACGAGCTGGTCAACATGGTCAACGTCGTCGAGGCTTTGTTCAGGCTAGGTTTTGGTGAAGAGTACGGCGAAGTTGTCCAGCAGGGCTTGGACGCGCTGCACGACGTTGGACAGCGTGGGTTGCAGACGGGGCGCTTCGTCTTGAAGGCTCATGAGATGAGCCACCTGAATCTTGTAATGGATCTGCACGACGCACAGATGGAAGTGATCACCATAAAAGACATGGAAAGAGCCGTTGACCTTGTCTACAAAGAGTTAAAGCAACAAAAGATGAGAAGGATGAAAGCATGAACTACTGGCCCGGAACAAATATCGTCAAGAGCACCAACAACGCCTTCAATTGGCAGAAAAAACCAAGTGAGGTGACATCGGATAAGGAGTTCAAGGCATCGGTTGCTGCTACGCGCAACACCCAGATGCAGAAGTCCCGCAAGTTCACCGTGTACAGCAAGGCGGTTCCAAAATGACTGACGTACCCTACAAAGCCGTTGAGTACATCATTAAAAACGCGCCCGGTTATGCCAAGGCAAAAGCCGAACGGATCTACCTTGAGGAGTTCCGCAAGAGCAAGAAGGCTTTGCTCATGAAGGATGCCCTCTCAAACGGCATAGAAGCGGCCAATGCGCAAGAGCGGGAAGCTTATGCCAACCCTGAGTACCAAGCCCTCCTCAAGGGGCTTGCAGCGGCCATAGAGGCCGAGGAAACACTCAAATGGATGCTAGAGGCTGCGCGAATGAAAACGGACATCTGGAGGACGGAGCAGGCCAACACCCGTCTTGAGGTCAAGTCCACTGTATGAACAACAAACTCAACGCCAAAGAACGCTTGCATCTTGCCACGGTCAAGTCCTTGCCGTGCTCGGTCTGTGACGCCCCCGGCCCGAGCGAGGCCCACCATATCGAGCAGGGTCTCCAGTACACCTGCGTGGCTCTGTGCTCAGACTGTCACCGTGGCCCCCTGCTAGGGCTGCACGGCCAGCGCAGGATGTGGGCAATCAAGAAGATGAACGAGCTGGCGGCTCTGAACGTCACAATCCAACGTATTAGGGAAAGCACCTAGAGTTTTTTTGCAATTATTTTCAAAAAGGTGTTGTGAACCTTGAATTTTGTGTTCAAATACACCTACAGCAAAACGAGCTGTGTAACTGAAAGGAACCTGATCATGAACGCAAACGACATCGCCCTGACCCAAGTTGACCAACTGGGTTTCTTGCTGGCCCAAATCGCAGAGTTGGAAGTAAAGGCCAACGCTATCAAAGACACCATCAAGGACGCAGCCACATTGGCTGGCGCAACCAACGTGTTCGAGGGAAACCTCTTCAAGGCCACTGTGGTGGCATCCAACCGCAACACCGTTGACAACAAGGCTCTCTTGGCCGAGTTGGGCGCAACACCTGAGCAGATTGCGCGTCACACCAAAGTGACTGCTGTGTTCAGCGTCAAGACCACCACACGTTAAACCCACGGGGCTTCGGCCCCATTCAAGGAGTCATTGTGAAACACATCATTGCAGCAACCTTTGGGCTTGACATAGCAGAGCTTGGTAGCTACCGCTACCAACCAACCAGAACCACCAGACCTATTTATGCCATCGGCGACATTTATGTGGCTGCGGGTCACAAGCCTCCGAAAGATGACGTAGGAGGCTCTTGGGAGCAACACCCAGACCAATTTTGGGCAAATGGACAAACCACTGTTTGGGTGGCAAAAGCAATTTAATTTAACGGAGGCTACGGCCACCACAGGAGAGCACCATGAAAGTCAAGACCACCGTCCACATTTTTTACAACCAGTTCTCATGGCAAAACGAGGGTGACTACACCGTCTACTCTTGCAAGCTGGAAGACAACGAGTCCCGCACCTATGTTGGTGAGCAGGAGATTGAGATCGAAGTGCCAGACGACTACGATCCCCGAGCGCAGAAGATTGCAGCTCTGGAGAGGTACAAGCAGAAGGTCATGGCTGACTACCAGAAGACGGTCACAGAGATCAATGAGCGGATTTCCAATCTGCAAGCCATTGAGTACACAGCATGAAAAAAGCGGCGCTAATCCTTTTGGCGCTGCTTTTTGGCAGCGCACAAGCGCAGCCCAGCTCCACCATGTACACGGGTCAGGACTTGCTTACCCGCCTGACATCCAACCCGACAATTGCCAATGGCTACATTGCTGGCGTTCATGATGCGCTGTCTGGTGTGTCGATTTGCATCCCGCCGAATACGGTAACGTTGGGGCAGATGGCAGATATGGTCAAGCAGACTTTGGAGCGCGTGCCGTCTGAGCGGCATTTGTCTGCTGACCTTTACGTTCAGGCTACGTTGGAGAGCCGTTGGCCGTGCAAGAAGAAGGGGGGTGGGGTATGAGCCGCAAAGCAATGAAGCTGGCGCTGGAGGCGTTTGGCGAGATTGAATGGAGCAACAACAGTCAATGGCAATCAGACCGAGCCAAAGTAGCCATCACCGCCATCAAAGAAGCCTTGGCACAGCCAGAGCAGGAGCCAAGGATCGACATCTACCGCAGCTTTGCGCAGTGGAAGCGCGGCAACGTGCTGGAGCATGGCGTCCCCCGCACCGAGCATTACAGCGAAGCCCAACTCGATCTCGTTGAGATGGGGTGGAACTACGGCTATGACGCTGGCCGTGCAGTGGAGCAAGCCCTCGACAAGAAGGCAGAGAACGCCCGTGAGTTGGGTCTGGACTATGAGTCAGCACAGCAGGAGCCTGTGGCAAAGCACTACGCAAACGGCGGTCATCTTGTTTATCCCGCAGCACAGCGCCCTTGGGTTGGGCTGACGGATGAGGAGATTGACGATATTTATCAAGGCGTTGGGAAGAACGAGTTGATGCTTGTCCGTGAAGTCGAAGCCAAATTACGGAGCAAGAACACATGACTACTCAACTTGTTCGTGACTCTATGAAGCTGATGGCTGATGCTGGCGTGGACATTGTGGACATCAAATGGTTTGACCTAACTGGGGCGTTTTCGGAGCATCAACACGCCAACCTTGAGCCTGTGATGACGCATCGCCCACCATTTGACAAATGCTTTGTCACTTGGAAGGGGAAAACTCGCAGCCACCCGAGCTATGAGGTTCTTATGCTGGTGGCTGGGACTGATCCAAACGAGGGCATTACGGTGTCAATGTGGAAGGGGCCAAGCGGCACAAGGCTACGCCCCATCCCTGCGATGTTCTACTTCATCGAGGATGACAACATCCGTTACGGCGCAGTCAGTGATGATGAGCCGATAGACAAGGAGCTTGCGGAAATCATGCTGGCTCAAATTGGCGCTTGGTACGGCGCAATGGATAGACGCATTGAGGCGCACATCCCAACAATGCGCGACACCTTTACCAACCGCCGAAAAATGCAGCAAGGCAAGCTACCGACTTACGACTGGACAACGGTGTGGATTGAGCCATCCAAACCCCGCCAAGAGTCCAAAGGTGGCACGCACGCATCCCCCCGCCTGCATGAGCGCAGAGGCCACCTGAGAAGGCTCAAGACGGGAAAGAATGTCTGGGTCAAGTCCTGCAAGGTGGGTGACGCAAGCAAGGGGGCGATATTTCACGACTATGCAATCAAGGAGAACACATGAAGACCGTAATTGAAATGGCGCGGGAGGCTGGGTTGGTAGGTGGGCCGGTATATGCGCGAGGACTTGAACGCTTTGCCGAGCTTATCCGTGCTGACGAACGCAACTCATGGCCCTCAGAGATGGAGGCAATGGAGCGATACCAAGTAAAGCGGCAAGATTTTGATCGGTTTGCTGATGAAATCATTGCCCTGCAAAAAGCATTGGCAGAGCAGCCAGCACAGCAAGAGCCTGTTGCCTACCTGTGTGAGAACGCAGTGGGCCACAAGTATTTCAGGTGGAAGAAACCCTCAAGCACATACAAGCCGATTGCCCTCTACACATCCCCACCAGCACAGCGCACATGGGTTGGGCTGACGGACGCAGACTGGAAGCATCTTTACGACGAATTTGCAATGGGGCAAGAGCTTGATGAATTTGCCGAAGCCATCGAAGCCAAACTCAAGGAGAAGAACACATGACCTGCAAACACCGTTGGGAGCCGAGCAACTTCGGCATTGAGTACCTACCACCCGACCTCTACGTGTACCGATGCACACGGTGCGAAGGACTGATCTGGGCATTTTTGAAAGAAAAGCAGTGAGCGAGACAGTTATGAGCGAGTACATCAAGGGCTTCAACGACGGCTACGCCTACGTCCTGACCCAGATCGAGCGCCACCCCCGCCTGACAACCCTAGAGATGCTCCAATACCTCCGGGGTGAGCGGGTAGAGCAAGGACCCAGCATCCCATCAATAAGGGAGAAGGAGAAGCAGTGCGATTGAACAGAAAAGCCAAGTAAATTGTGTGGGTATTGCACACAGTTGAATTTTCTGTTCAAATACGCATACGGCATCTGAGCCGGGTAACTGAAAGACAGACATGGCAAACATCGAACACAAAGCAGCATGGGAAGCAGGCCGCAAGCGCAACATCCTCATGAACGCACGCAAGACTTGGCTTGCCAACACTCCTCGCGCCCACGAGATCCTCGACGCCGCCGACGCTGGCCGAGACTACGACAACAATGGCAACGAGTCCTACAAAGAAGGCTTCATGGGTTCCATGGCCCAAGCCTTGGATACCTACGGCAAGCTCACTCCAAAGCAGTGCGAGGCCATCCTCAAGGGCATTGACGCCCGTGCAGCCAAGAAGGCTGAGTGGGCCAGCGAGAAGGCCGCTCTGGACGCCAAGCGTGCCCATATCGGCGCTGTGGGCCAGAAGGTCACCCTTGAGCTGACCGTGGTCCACGTTGTTGTGCTGCATGGCATGTACGGTACGACCTACATCAACATCTGCGAAGACGCAGACCAGAACGTGATCATCTACAAGGGCAGCTCCAACGCCATCCCCGGCAAGGGCCACACCGTCAATGTAACGGCTACGGTCAAAGAGCACGGCGTGCGTGATGGCGTCAAGCAGACTGTGATCCAGCGCCCAAAAATAATTTGATCAACTACTTGCACACTCTTGAATTTTCTGTTCAAATACATTTACAGCAAAACGAGCTGGGTAACTGAAAGACACACCATGAACTACATAGCAGAAATTGAGACTCGCGTTGCAGGCATCCCCTGCATCATTGGCGTGACCGAGTACAGCGGCACTGATGGCTCGTACAGCTACAACGCAGCCAGCGACATGGACTACTACGGCTACACCGACTGCTGCTGGGAGGTGTGCGACCGCCGTGGCCGTCCAGCCCCTTGGTTGGCGAAGAAGCTGACCAGCCGGGAAGAGTCCCGCATCGAGTCTGAGATTGCTGAATACTTCAACTGAGGAGCGCACCATGACACAAGCAGAATTCAATCGATTGGTCGCGCTGGACATCCAGCGTTTAGTCGCCAAGGCCCAAGCAGAGTACGAGGCCCAAGTGGCCGCAGAAGAAGCAACAGAAGACAGCGAGGCAGCAGAATGAACTACGGTCAATGGCACGAGGTTTTCACCAACAAGGTCAAGGGCTACGACTTCTACACATGCCGTCGCGCCCTGTTCGACTGCCATGACACGCTGGCCCTGCGCAAAGACATGCCCACCGACGACCCTTATTACGTCAAGTTGTGGGCTGAAATTGACGCGCTGCGTGAGCGCCAACTCAAACTCTCAAAGGTGACAGCATGAACTTCGCAAACCACTACGGCTACTCTGACGTCAACCCCTACGAGGTCGTCAAGCGCATCAGTAACCAGACCATCGAAATCCGCGAGATGGACTCCGAGAAGGACCCAAGCTGGGTTCCCAACTGGCACGTTGGCGGCTTTGCAGGCCGCTGCTCTAATCAGCAAGAGCAGAAGTGGAACATCAAGAGCAACCCCGAGAACCCAGTGGTCCGTATCCGTTTGGGCAAGCAGGGCTGGAAGGACAAGCATGGCCGCAGGTTCAACCTGACCAACGAGCCTGTTCGCTACTACGACTACAATTTCTGACAGACAGTCCCCGGTGAGCCGGGGGCCGTCACGCATGGGGATTGAGGAAGGTCGGCGCGAGATTCGCCGTTCATGCTCAAAAGCAGTGGGTTCGATCCCCGCCAGTCCTCAGCCGTGATGGTGGTCCAACGGGTTAGCGCCGTTGTGAACCTTTCGGTTTGTTGAGCCACACTGCTTCATGTGAGCCACCATCAACCATATTGCGGGATAGAGGAGCCAAGCCGTCCTTGCCAGTTTCATACGCTGGAGATCGCAGGTGCGAATCCTGCTCCCGCTACCAGATTTGCCCTGAACTTGAACAACAGGGTAAACTTCGGGCATCAACAGTCTCTGAAAGTACGGGATGCCACGCAAACAGACCAAATCGGGCGCACAAGCCCCCGAATCCGCAAAAAAAGGGGTAGACACACCCCCGATGCCTTCTATCGCTCAAATCCTTCAGGAACAGGCTACTAAGGGTAAACCCGAACACCTCTCCGCAAAAGAAGAGAAGAAGAAAACAGGACGACCCTCCACCTACAACCCAGACGTAGCCACAAAGATCTGTGAGCTACTGAGTGACGGAGTACCCCTAAGGGAGATATGCAGGATGGAGGGGATGCCGATATGGCGAACCGTCTACAACTGGATGTACGCTGACGATGCTTTGGGAGAGAAGGGCGTCGGTCTTTCTTCAGCCATCGCACGGGCGCGTGAAATTGGATATGACGCCATGGCCGAGGAATGCCTGATCATTGCCGACACTCCCAAGCTGGGGACCAAGAAGACCTTCAATAGCGGATCGGACGATGACGAGGACTCCATGACCGTGGTCGAGGAGGACATGCTCGGGCACAGGAAGCTCCAGATCGAGACCCGCCTGAAGCTGCTGGCGAAGTTCAACCCCAAGAAGTACGGCGACCGGATGCAGGTGGCTGGCGACCCCGAGAACCCGCTGGAGACTAAAGTCGATCTGGGCATATTCGACACCATCCTGAAGGCGGTGGAACTCAAGCGCCAAGCAGAGTCCAATGTCAGTTGAGCTTACAGATGTCTTACAGGATGATGAGGTCAGGCGAAACTATGCCCTGCTGCCTCCTGAGTTCCGAGCCGCCTTCGACTGGAGGGCAAAGTGGCTCACAGCCGCGCACAAGCACCAGATCCTCCCAGCAGGCGACTGGTGGACGGTCTGGCTCTTGCTGGCTGGTCGCGGGGCCGGAAAGACCCGTACAGCCGCCGAGCAGATCGGATGGTGGGCATGGGAGCAACCCGGCACTCGATGGCTCGTTGCCGCCCCCACCTCAGCCGACGTAAGGGCAACCTGCTTTGAGGGTGACTCAGGCCTACTGGCTGTCATCCCGCCCATTCTGGTGGCCGACTACAACAAGACCGCCCACGAGCTACGCCTGATCAACGGCTCCCTGATTAAGGGTATACCCGCATCCGAGCCTGAGCGGTTCCGGGGTCCACAGTTCCACGGGGCATGGTGCGACGAGTTGGCCGCATGGGAGTATCTGCAAGAGGCGTGGGACCAGATCATGTTCGGCGTGCGGCTGGGCAAGAAGACCCGCATCCTTTGCACCACCACCCCCAAGCCCAAGGACTTGATCGTCGAGCTGGTTGGACGGGAGGGGGATGACGTGGCGCTGACCACCGCCTCGACCTACTCAAACCTCAACAACCTTGCGCCAAGCTTTCAAAAGCAGATCCTCCAGTACGAGGGTACAAAGCTGGGCAGGCAGGAGATCTATGCCGAGATCATTGACCCTGAAGAGGGCGGCATGATCAAGCGCGACTGGTTCAAGCTCTGGCCCCCAAAGAAAGAGCTGCCCAAGTTCGAGTACATCGTCCAGAGCTACGACTGCGCCTACACGGACAAGACGGTCAACGACCCGACGGCCTGCATCACCTTCGGGGTGTTCAAGCCCACGGACGGACCCATGTCGGTGCTCGTGATCGACTGCTGGCAAGACAGGCTCCAGTACCCCGACCTTCGCCCCAAGGTGATCGAAGAGTACGATGCCGTGTTCGGTGACGGCAAGGAGAAGAAGCGCGTTGACCTGATTCTGGTGGAAGACAAGTCATCAGGGATTTCCCTTATACAAGACTTACAGCGTGCCCACCTGCCGGTCAGGGCGTACAACCCCGGCAGGGCTGACAAGGTCCAGCGCCTGTCTATCGTGTCCAACATCATCATGGCTGGACGGGTGTGGATACCCGAGTCCACGGTGAACAAGGGCTACGTCCGGGACTGGGCTGAGGGTTTTGTGAGCCAGATCTGCTCCTTCCCCGAGTCCACCCACGACGACTTTGTGGATGCCTGCACCCAAGCCCTGCGCTTCCTGCGGGATGCTGGCTGGCTGAACATTGACCCGCCGCCCCGAGATGACTATGACGACGACGACTACCTTGAGTACAGCAAGAAGGTTGAGAACCCGTATGCCGTGTGATAGCATTGTTTCTGGTGAAAGCGGATGCCGAACTGGAATGCTGACTCGGGCAACAACTGACAGCGAGGATATACGGACGCAGCGAGTAGCCTCTATGCGACGGGCGCAAGGAAAGGTATGATTCAGCAAATTTACTTCCGAGGTCGAAATGCCCAACCCTCGCGCTAACAAGCCCTTGACGCTTGAACAAGTCAAGAACGACCTCCAGAATTCCAAAAAGTCACCCACTGGTGGCGCTGCCTTCGGTATTTACCCCATGATTGGCAAGCGCCGTGAGGACAGGCAAGACCGTGAGGCGGCAAAGAGCTTCCCTGTTGATCTGTCCCGTGGTGTGGCCGCTGGCTTCTTTGGGATGCCTGCCGACTTCCTGAACCTTCCGGGCGACGTGTACTCGGCGGTGACTGACAATGAGCTGTACAAAGTTCCCTACGGCTCGGCAGACATCCTCAAGCGCCTGCCGTTCGGCACTGACACCCCGGCTGGACGGTTCGCCTCTGACATCGGCACGATTGCTGGTGGCTCTGCAAACGTCGGCTCCGTCATCCGTGGAGCCAAGGCGCTGCCCAGTGCGCTCAAGACCGCTGCCCGTAACCTGTCTGCTCCACGCACCCTGAACCCCGAGGCTGGCGTCATCAAGGTGAAGGGCGGCAACTGGCTTGCGGGTAGCGTTGAGCGAGATTTGAAACCTTTGAGGCGTTTGGTTTCATCAGAGAATCTTGGCAATTACACTCCTGAGCAAGTTGAGCAACTTACGGCTTCCGGCAGATTGGCAACAAGTGACGCCCTGAACAATTGGGCTGACCGCAACCTTGGCAACTACATCAAGAAAGAGATGGGAACGCCTGAAGATCCAGTCCGTCGTCTGGCGGAGGAGGGCATCACCCACAAGCAAAATCTTGCGGACTACGAGGGCATATATCCTGACAGGACTCTGATGGACCAGCGTAAGGCGGCTGGTTTCCCCGAGGAAGGGCTGGGCCAGTCGCCGTTGGCTAAGGCTTGGGAGCGTGCATCGGACGAGTCCATAGCGCCCTACAATGCTGGCGATATTCAAGCCGCACCCGAGCAGGCCGCAAGGTTGGAAGCGGCCAAAGAACGGATGACAAGTGCGCGAGATGCGCTGGACAGCAAAGTCTTTGAACACATTGTCTCAAAAGGCTTGAGCGAGAACGATGCAACCAACCTTGTTAAGGGCTTGCCGTTTGACCAGAAAGCCGCCATGGTTGGTGATACCGACTTTCTGCAAGCCAATTCCGAATTCTTGGCGCTCCATTCGCCAATGACGGAATCCTTTTTGAAGATGAACAAAGAGAACCCGTGGATTGCGAAGGTTGACCCGAACACCTCGGTGTACTCACCATTCTCTGGTGACCTTGGCTTCGACCACATCATGGACGTGTTGCGAGAAGACGTCACCTCTGGCCGCATCCGACCCGAGCAACTGAGCAAAGTCAGCATGGAGCAGGCAGTGCGCCGAACTTACGAGTACGACCAAGAGCTTGCAAAGAAGATGGCTGAGGCTAAGGCAACAGCCCGTGAAGGCTTGCCTGTTTACAAAGATTACCCCGAGGGCTACCGCTGGGTTGAGTTGAACAAGCCCGGTTCGTTTGCTTCCGAGTCCGAGGCTATGGGTCATTCAGTGCGTGGCTACGAGCCACCCAAGGGCCACCCTGACTGGGTTGAGGGGTCTGGTGGCGCTGGCTCCCTTGGTTACGGCCATGGCGGCTGGGAGGCCATCAAGAGCGGAAAAGCTAAGGTGTACTCGCTGGTTGATTCAAAAGGTCAGCCGCACACAACGGTTGAGGTCGGGCGGCAGAAACCACAAAGATTTTACGATTTGCCGGAAGACATTCGAGACGAACTTACTGATGTTGCATATGACAAAATACGCGCCGTTGATGATGCAAAAATATGGAATCCAGACGAAAGCATGTCTTATTACGGAGATCAAAAGTTTCAGGAAATCCGCGAAGATTTGATGCGCGATTGGCTGAAACAAAATGCGTCCTCCCTACCGCAGGTAATAACTCAGATCAAAGGTAAGGGCAACGCCGCACCGAAGGAAGACTACCTGCCATATGTGCAGGACTTTGTGAAGAGCGGCAAGTGGTCTGACGTGGGTGATTTGCAGAACACTGGGCTGGTAAATGTCAGTGGTAAATACTTCACCGAGCCAGAGCTTACTGAGGCTTCTAAGAAGTATGGCCGCATGGGTGTTATGGATACCGACTGGGAAACTGCAAGGCAGCGCCATATTGACGCAGGCGTTCCAGAGGATGAGGCTTTAAGGAATTGGGTTGAAGGCTTCAAAGAAGGCAGAGGCAGGCTGGACATACCACCCGAAGAAGGCATGGCCCGTGGTGGCCGTGTCCATTTCTCCGACAACCCTGACGTCATGGCTCTGGAGTTGGCTGGCGGTGGGCTGGTCAAGAGAGGGATCAAGGCGGCATCCCAAGCCATCAAGGGCACGCAGGACGTATTGCCTGCTGCCGAGCGCGAGGCCAACAAGGCCAAGTTCCTTGAGGGCAGCAAGACACCAATGCGCCTGTACCACGGCACGACGGCCACCGAGGGCGGCAAGGGCCAAGAGGCCATCCGTCGCATCAAGCCTAGCAAGGATGGCGCACTTGGCTCGGGTGTATACCTGACCCCCAACTCGGCCCACGCAAGCGGCTACAGCGGCATCCCCAACGACGAGGCCCTTGCCGTAATGGCAAGCGACCCCTACGCCAAACGGATGGCTGACCAGTTCATGGCCGACCGAGCAAGCGGGACCCTGCGCAAAGGCCAAGAAGGCGGCAATATGCTGCCCGTCACCGCTCGGCTGCGCAACCCGCTGATCCTTGAAGGCAAGGGCGACCCAATGATTGAGGCGCTGGTCAAGCTGGGCATGGACGAAAACAGCGCCAGCAAGATGGTCGAGCGTGCCTATGAGCAGAAGGGCTACATCGGCAAGCAGGTGCAGCAACGTGCGCAGGCCGCAGGCTATGATGGCCTGATGCAGTACCGTGACGGCGAACTGTCCGAGGTGGTGTCCTACAACCCCAATGCCGTTAAAAGCGATATTGGCAACCGTGGAACTTATGACATGAACGATCCAGACTTGAACAAAGCCAAAGGTGGCTCCGTCCACTTCTCCAACAATCCCGACGTCATGATGCTTGAGTTGGCAAGGGGTGGCGCAGTACGGATGCAGAGTGGAGGCTCCCCCTCCAAGAGGGCTATTGGCGCAGGGGCAAAGGCCATCAAAGCTTTGAAAGATGCGTTTGCTCCCAAAGGCGTTGACCCAATTATTGTTCGCACCCCTGAAGAGCAGGCCGTGATTGATAAATTCGGCCAGAAGCAACAGCAGGAGGCCGAGCGCCAGAAGAAGGTCGAAAAAGCCGCCAAGGAAAGCGCAGGCAGGAGTCCCGAGGAGTCGGCCAAGCCAACCAAGTCAACGGGTAAGCGCGTGGCCGTGCCGCCTGACGTCTATCGCAAGATGGCTGAAGAGCAGGGCGACGAGGCGGTGCTCAGAGCCGCACGCGCAGGCAAGCACCTCAAGCCTGCTGGCAAAGGGTTTATCGGAGCACCTCGCACAGTGAAGGGCAAGCGAGGTCTCAACACCATGCGCAGCGAAATTGATCAAGATTTCATAGACTCGGTTGACGCCGTTCGTCTTGCAGACCCTCAGCGCCTTGGCACATGGTACGACCGCGCCAAACAGGGTATTGCCGAAAGCGTTGAGCCTTACCAGTTGCCCCGAACGCTTGAGCAACATGGCGTTTACTCCGCTGGCGTAAGCCCAGAGTCAGAGCTGACCTTTGCACTCAAGCACCTGAACAGTCGCGTCGCTGGCGACCCAAAGATGGCCTACCGTGGCGCTGGCATGGAAAATTTGGATGAGGCTGTGGCTGAGAACCGCCCGGCCAGTATGGGATTCAAGATTGGCGAGTATGCCGAGAAGAACGACCCTCGAGTTCCCAACGCTGGCTTGTTTGGCGTGAATGACTTCCGTCGCGCACAAGGCATGGGCTACACCGACCCAGAGGGTAACCCGTGGAAGGCTGGCGTGTCTGACACCATGCACCCTTTCATGGACGCCGAGACCGCGCTGCAAGTAGACCGCGCCAATGCGGCAGGAACTGGCGGACGCACCGACTGGGCTGGTCCGCAAATTCAGGAAGTGCCGTGGGTCTACGGTAAAGCGCAGGACCAATATGGCCGTGGCAAAGGCGGGGGGCGCTATGCTGGCGATGAGCTGGAGGGTATCAAACAATCTTTGGTAGATGCCAACAACACCGCCCGGGACTACATGTACAAGCACACAGCGTCGGCCACACATGAGGCGATCCCCGGCGCTGGTCTTAACCATGTGCCACAAGCTTTGGATATGACGCCCGAAGAGAAGCTGGCATACGGCCAGACCGGGCGATGGGATCTGCCATCACCCGAAGCGGCACTCAACGAGTTCCCCGAGGTGGGTGCAGGCAACCGCGACATCTTGTACGGAGCAGCCGGGTATCGTCAGCTCCCATCGCGTGAGGCCGAGGGCCTGTATGTAAACAGCCTTGGCGGCGTCGAGAACAACCCCATGACGATTGCCCGACCCCTGATGGACTTTCCTACGGGCGGTGGCGGCTTGATGGCTCCAGACTCCCGCGCCACCATGGACTTCATCGAGCACTTCCGCCCATTCATGGATGCGCAAGAGGCTGGCGCTTACAACCTGCCCAACACTATGAACGCCGTTCAGGGCAAGAACTCTATGCTGTTGGACACCCGAGGACTCAGCTCAGATCCATTGGCCGACCCAACCGCAGGCGTTCTGCCAACCGCAAAACAGCTCGGGGAGATCAACAGCGCTTTGAGTGAAGCCAGCGGTGCGGCAAAGAAGGAAGCAAAAGAACTGCGCGAAAAACTGCCCTTTGGCCCACCTACCAAGGCGAATGTCAACAAGCTGCAAGGCTTGGAAGACGCAGCCAGCGGGTATGGCGTCACGTCAACCAACCGTGGTGCGCTGGTGTTCCCGTACAACGCAGAGACCAGTTCTGCTGGCATCAAAGATCTTATGAAGCGTGCTGGCCCGGCCATTGAGAACGTGTTCCCGGGCGCAAAGCAGGAGCGAAGCCTGAGCACCATGGGTTACCAGCCCGGCATCGGCAAACGCAGCCCTGAAGGCCCGTTGCCCACCGCGCCGTTCAGTGGCGAAGCAACGGCAGACCTACTCAGGCACGCATCCGAATTGCCGCAGTCGGTGTTGGAAAACCTAAGCGAATCCGAATGGATTAGGAATCAGATTCGTGAAAAGGCCTTGCGCGACGCCAAGATGGGCGGCACGCGCAAGGACATCCAAGAATCACGCCGATTCTTCAGCGAGGCCGACTGGCCCAAAGCGGTCGCAATGATTCGCAAGGGCATGACACCAGCCGCTGCACTTGCTGCACTTGGCTACAACATCAATGCAATGGCGGCAGAAGAGCAATGATTACAGCAGACCTCGAGCCTTTGCGTAGTACCGAGCGCCAGCGCTCGACTGCTTTAGCCACTCTTGCTCTTCTTTCGAGAACTGCGCAGGCTTGGGCTTACCCAGCTCAACTTGAGCCACAAGCTCTTCCATCAACTCTGCGCATTCATCAAAGTAGCTACCGGGTTCCACACCCTTTAAAAACTCAATTGCCTGATCGTACTTATCCATCTTCTTTCTCCTTAGAACAAGAAGTTCAAGATTGTACGCTAATAAAAAAGAATAGTGAATAAGATGTTCAAAATCCGATACATTTCAGCCAAACCCAGATGCAGTGCGTCTTGAGCTGATGTAGAGCAATCAAATAGAATGAATCAAAGGATGTGACCATGGCAACACAAATGCCCATAGATCAGAACAGCGGAAGATTTATTGAGGGTATGCCTGATCCGCAAGCCCAGCAAGGTCAGCCCCCTCAGCAGCAAGGCATGACCGAGAACCCTGACGGCTCCGTGGACATCGACTTGATGACCGAAGGCGCTGAGATTGAGGAATTGCCTGACGGTTCCGCTGTCGTCAATCTGGAGGGCTTTGGTGGCCCTGAAGAAAACGAGGACTTCTATGCCAACTTGGCCGAGTCTTCCGACCTGATGATTCTGGACATGACCGCCATGCGGTACGTTGAGCTGGTCCTCAAGGACAAGTCAGCCCGTGAGCAGCGCGACAAACAGTACGAAGAGGGTATTCGCCGCACTGGTATGGGCAATGATGCTCCCGGCGGCGCTAACTTCAACGGCGCGTCCAAGGTTGTCCACCCCGTTATGGCCGAAGCCTGCGTGGACTTTGCCTCCCGAGCCATTAAAGAGATGTTCCCGCCAGACGGTCCTACCCGCACCAAGATTTTGGGCGAGATGACCGAGGAAAAAGTCAGCGTTGCCGAGCGCAAGCGCGACTACATGAACTGGCAGCTCACCGAGCAGATTGAAGAGTTCCGCGACGAGCAGGAACAGATGCTGACCCAGCTCCCACTGGGCGGCTCCCAGTACATCAAGCTCTGGTACGACGAGCAAAAAGCCCGTCCATGCTGCGAATTCCTGCCGATTGACCGGGTTTATGTGCCGTTTTCGGCTGCAAACTTCTACACCGCCCAGCGCGTGACTGAGGTTCACGAGATAACTTCATTTGAGTTCAAGCGTCGCATCGCCAGTGGTCTGTATAGGGACGTTGACATCATCCGTGCCACGATAGAACCCGAGCAGACTGCTTCTCAAAAGGCATCCAACAAGATTGAAGGCAAGAAGTTTGAGGACAACGAGGACGGTTTGCGCACCGTTTTCCACATTTACACATGGCTGGAACTAGACGACGACCCTTACACCGATGGTGAGATGGCTCCTTACATCCTGATGATTGACGAGTTGGACAACGAAGTCATTGGCCTGTACCGGAACTGGGAAGAAGGCGACGAGACCATGACCAAGCTGGACTGGATTGTCGAATTCAAGTTCATTCCATGGCGCGGAGCCTACGCTGTTGGCCTGCCGCACCTGATTGGTGGCCTTTCAGCGGCTCTTACCGGGGCTTTACGGGCCTTGCTGGACTCTGCACACATCAACAACACGGCAACGATGCTCAAGCTCAAAGGAGCCAAGATCTCTGGGCAGTCGCAGCAGGTGGAAGTCACGCAAATTGCCGAGATTGAGGGCGCTCCCGGTGTCGATGACATCAAGAAGATCGCCATGCCCATGCCGTTCAACCCGCCAAGTCCGGTTTTGTTCCAGTTAATGGGCTATTTGGAGAAGGCAGCCAAGGGCGTGGTCACCACGGCTGAGGAAAAGATCGCTGACGTCAACTCCAACACCCCTGTTGGCACGACGCAGGCCCTAATTGAGCAGGGAGCGGCTGTTTTCAGCTCTATCCATGCCCGTTTGCACTCCAGCCAAGCCCGAGTGCTCAAGATCCTGTCCCGTTTGAACCGTTGGTACTTGGATGACCAGCGCAAAGGCGAGTTGATAGCCGATTTGGAGATCAAAAAAGAGGATTTCGCCAAAAACACGGACGTTGTGCCTGTCTCTGACCCGCACATCTTCTCCGAGACCCAGCGTATGGCCCAGATTCAGGCCGTCATGCAGATCATGGAGAAGAACCCGCAGCAATTCAACCAGAAAGCTGTGATTGAGCGGTTTTTGAAGCAGATCAAGGTGGCGGGGATCAACGAACTGCTGGTCAACACCCCTCCAACCGACCAGCGCAGCCCAGCCGACGAGAACGTGGCGATGGCTTTGGGTCAGCCTGCCTTTGCTTTCATCACCCAAGACCACTTGGCGCACCTGCAAGCCCACTTGGACTTCGGCAAGGACCCAATCTTCGGTTCCAACCCGCTGATGGCCCCTCAGTTCGTGCCTACCCTGCTGGAGCACATCAAGCAGCACTTGACGCTGTGGTATCTGCAACGCATGAACGGCTATGTGAACAAGGAAAACAACAAGGCGGTCCAGCAGTACGAGGACAGCCGCTTCACGGCCAGCATCGACAAGCTGTATGCCTTGGCCTCTCAGCACGTTTCCATGGACAGCGAAAAGGTGTTCTCCGGAATCATGCCTGTGATCACCCAGATGATCCAATCCGCCCAGCAGTTTGCCCCGCAGCCCCAACTACCTCCAGAGGCCAAAGTGCTCCAAGAGACCAGCATGGCCGAGACCCAGCGCCGAGCCGCACGGGACCAGCAGGAGATGGCTCTCAAGGGCCAGCAGCACCAAGACGAGATGGCTATGGCGAACGAAGAGAACCAGCTCAAGCTTGCCATCGCCATTGGCGACAACGAGACCAAGGAACGCATCGAATTGGCCCGGATGAACCGAGAGGTACAACGGGCTATGCAAGAGCGGCTGATACCCGCAATCACCAACCAGCCTCAAGGAGACATGAATGGCTACCAGTAAACCGCAAGACAGCATGGGCATTCCGATGCACAAGCGCATTGCCATGGGCGAGAAGCTCGATGGCACTTCCCTGCAACCCAAGGGCAACCCCCAGCAATCTAAGAAAGGAAGCTTGCCGACAAAACAAAAATGAAAACCCTTTCTGATTTCATCGGCGCAATCAAGACTCGTCAAGCTGAAATAGCTTCATCCTTAGCGGCTGGAAACGCTGCTTCATGGGACGTGTACATGCGCATGGTGGGACATCACGCAGGCTTGGCAGAAGCCTACGAAATATTAAACACAATGCTAAAGGAAGAGAGAGACGATGAGTAACACATTGGAAGCTTCTGGCGAAGCTGAGTTGGCTTGGGCATTCCCGAGCGTAGAACCCGGTGCGAAACCTCTTGGTGGACGAATTTTGGTGCAACTGCGCCGAACCAAAAAGAAGGCAACAAGTGCCGGGATTATCTTGATCGAAGAGACCAAGGAAACCGAGAAGTGGAACAACATGGTGGCGAAAGTCATTGAAGTTGGACCCCTCGCTTTCAAACACCGCGACACCATGGTGAGCTGGCCTGAAGGCTCATGGTGCGTTGCTGGTGACTACATCCGAGTCCCCAAGTGGGGCGGTGACCGTTGGGAAGTAAAAGTCCCCGGTGAGGATGATTTGGAAGACCCTGCATTGTTCATGATCTTGAATGACCATGAAGCCATTGCAAAGGTTGTTGGTGATCCCCTAGCAATGAAGGCCTATCTATGAGCACAGATACAAAAAACAAAGACGACGAGAAGATTGTCGTCAACGAAAGTCAGGACGGCTCCGCTGTCATTGAGTTGCCCGGTCACATTCAGGGCGACGAGCATGACGACGATGACGACACCCATGCCGAAGGCGGCGAGGTTGACGCAAGCGGCGACGAGGTAGCCCCTCCTGATGAAACTGAATACCAAAGAGCACGTCGTGAAAAGCGTCGTGCCAAGCGAGAGCTTGCCAAGCGGTCCAGCGCCGAGAAGGAAGTAAAACTTCAAATGCTGGAGCGCAAGAACCAAGAGTTGATGGAGCGACTCATGGTCGTGGAGAAGAAGCACCACGCTTCCGATCTGGCCCAGCTTGACAAGGCAATTGAAGACCAAGAGTTGCGCCTTCAGTACGCCAAGATGAAGCTGGCCGAGGCGACTACTGCGCGGGATGGTCAGGCTTTGACCAAAGCTCAGGACATGTGGTACGAGACCCGCCGCAAGATTGAGCAGCTCCAAGGCTTCAAAAAGCAGGCGGTTCGCCCCCAGAACGAGGGTGGAATCCCTCCAGATCCACGAGTTGCGCGGAACGTCAACACTTGGATGGAGCGCAATTCTTGGTTCAACGCCGACTTAGGCGATGTGGACAGCCAGATTGCCAAAAAGCTGGACGAGGCTTTGACAAACGAAGGATTTGACCCCTCTGATCCGGGGTACTTCACAGAGCTTGACAAACGCTTGCGCAATTACCTGCCGCATCGTTACAATCAAGATACCGAGAGAAGTGATAGCTCTGGTAAACCGAGAAGGAACATTGTGGGCGACTCAGGACGTGAGTTTTCATCTGGCGGCTCAAACCGCAACACCTTCACCCTGACACGGGAGCAAGTGTCTGCGATGAAGGAAGCGGGTTTTTGGGATGACCCAGAAAAGCGCAGCAAGATGATCAAACGTTACGCAATTGAAGCACGTCAACAAAACTTTAAAGGTTAAGCCATGGAATCACGTCTCAAAAAATCTCTTTCTGCTGGTGGTAGAGAAGCCCGTTCTTCACAGGATGCAGGCCGTGAACCGCCGCAGGAAAAATTCATTTCGTCTAACGAGCGTCGCAAGATGTTTACCGATGAATGGAACCAAAGCGCACTGCCAAGAGCACCCGAAGTACCGGGGTGGCATCTTTGCTGGTTATCAACAACTAATACATACGACACCATTGAAAAGCGGTTTCGTCAAGGGTATGTGCCTGTGAAAACGGACGAGCATCCCGGTTACGAAAATTACCGTGTAAAAGCAGGTGAGTATGCTGGATTTATCGCATGTAATGAAATGATCTTGTGCAAACTTCCAATGGATGTTTACCAAGACATTATGTTGCACATGCACCATGAAGAGCCAATGAATGAGGCCGACAAGGTTCGAGTTCAAGTGGAGCAACTTCAGGGTAGACGCGATAGCTCCGGCAAGTCATTAGGTCAGGTTGAAGGCGAAGGTTTTGGCAATTTTGACCAATCTGTCCCTATGCCAATTTTCCAAGGCTAAGGACACCGAAATAGGAGTAAGACTATGTCTTCTACAAACGCTCCATTCGGCTTGCGTCCCGCATTCCATCCTTCTGGTTTGGATCGTGCTCAGGCGCTTGCCAATGGCATTCAAGCTGTCTCTACGAGCGGCATCAATAACGTTGGTTACGGAACCACCATTCTCAAAGGTCAACCTGTCAAATACAACGCTTCTGGCTGGCTCAACGTAGCCGCCGCAGGCGATGCTTTTGTCGGTGCTTTTGCTGGTGTTGAGTGGACTGACTCTACTGGTCGTCGTCGCGTCTCTAACTACTGGCCTGCAAGCGAAAGCTTCCAGACTGGCTCTGTTGTGGCCTATTTCTATAACGATCCAAACATCGTTTATGAAATTCAGTCCGATGCAACTATTGCTCAAACTGCGCTGAATGCTCAGTATGACTTTAGCAACGCAACGGCTGGCTCGACCACCACTGGTCTGTCTCAAGCAACTCTTGGCGTGTCAACTGGAACCACCACTGCTGTGGCCCAGATGCGTGTCGTAGACATTGCTCCGTACCCCGACAATGCTTGGGGAGATTCTTATGTAATTGTGCGCGTGACGATTTCCAATCATCAGAACGTCGCAACAATTGTTGCTTATTAAGGAGGGAGTGAACCATGGCCGCTCCAATGCGCAGTACCGACTTTCGCAGTATTGTCGAACCCATTCTGAACGAATGCTTTGATGGTGTCTACGACCTTCGCCAAGACGAATGGTCACGAGTTTTCCGCGAGGAAACAGGCATCCCCCGTAACTACCACGAAGAACCCGTCCTGTACGGTTTCGGTGCGGCTCCACAGTTGCCTGACGGCTCTCCTGTGACGTACCAACAAGGTGGTGTCCTGTTCCTGAAACGCTACGTGTACAACGTGTATGGCTTGGCCTTTGCGTTGACCAAAGTGTTGGTGGAAGACGGCGACCACATCCGTATCGGTCAGGTTTATGCACGTCACTTGGCACAGTCTTTGATTGAAACCAAAGAAACTCTGTCGGCTAACGTGTTGAACCGTGCTTTCAACAGCTCCTACCCCGGTGGTGACGGCGTTCAACTGAACTCCGCTTCTCACCCCATCGTGAACGGTACTTTCAGCAACTTGCTGACCACTGCCGCCAACTTGTCTCAGACATCGCTTGAGCAGATGCTGATTCAAATTCGCCAAGCTGTGGACAACAACGGCAAAAAGATTCGTCTGGTTCCCCGCCAATTGGTGGTGGCCCCCGGCAACGAATTGCAAGCCGAAGTTCTGCTGAAGTCTGTGCTGCGTGCAGGCAACGCCAACAACGACATCAACCCAATCAAGTCGATTGGTTTGCTGGACGAGGGCGCTGCAATCATCAGCCGTCTGACTTCTCCTACCGCATGGTGGGTGCAGACCGACGCTCCTGAAGGCATGAAGCTCATGATGCGCCGCAAGCTGGAGAAGACCATGGAAGGCGACTTCGAGACTGACTCTATGCGCTACAAGGCGACAGAGCGTTACGACGTTGGCTTCACTGATCCCCGTGCAATGTACGGTACACCCGGCGTTTAATCATCCGAATGGGGGCTTCGGCCCTCATTCTCTATAGGAGAAAAAACAATGGCACAAACCTACATTGGTTCTACCCTGCGCACAGGTTCGGGCACGTTGACTGACACCACTGACGGCGGCTTCGTCGTTGTGAGCCAGACCACCACCGTGACCACCGCTGCCGCAGGAACTGCGACAAGCGCAACCATCACCATCCCAGCCTCTTCTCAAATCATTGACTTTTTTGTTGATGTGGTTACGAACGAAGTTGTGGGCGGTGGAACCGCTACGACAATCCCAGTCACGATTGGAACGGCTGCTGCTGGAACCCAGTATCTGTCGGCCACTGACGTATTTGCAGGCGGTCGCGCTGCGTTGTCCTTTACGGCAGCACAGTTGACAGCCATGTCCAACGTCGGAACCAGTCAATCTGTGGTTATCACGGCAGATCCCAACGGCACGATCAGCACAACTCAGGCGGTTATTCGCTTGACCGTTGTGTATGCTCAGAAAGTCTAAGGAGGCACATCATGGGTCAATTCAAACCAATGGTGAAGATGGAGACCACTGAGCCTTCAGTTGAACTCAAGCTGAAAACAGGTGGCGCTGTTAAGAAGGCCATGGGCGGCGGCATGACTGGGGATCAAATCCCAGTTTATTCCACTATGCCCGGATCTTTGGGCGCTCCTCGTGGCGGCATGGATATGGCTTCTGCCCCCAAGAAACCATCTATGGCGAAACGCAAGAAAGCCATGATGGGCAAGCCTGCCATCATGAAAGAAGGCGGCGAGTCTAAAGCTGAACACAAAGCCGAAATGAATGCGATTAAGGGCGTTAAGTCCGAGATCAAGTCTCATGCGTCAAAACCCGCCAGCAAAGCCCACAAAGGCTTGGCTACAGGCGGCGTGGTGATGGGCAATGCTGGTGGCTTCAAAAAGGGCGGCAAGGTCCAGAACTACGCCTTCGGTGGCGGCGTTCAGACCTCGACCGTGACTTCGGCTCGTCCTGACACCTCTTCTGACGTGACTGGTGGCGTAAAGCTTGGCAATGCTGGCGGCTTCAAAAAAGGCGGCAAGATTGGCAAGTACGCAATGGGCGGCGGCGTAAAAACCTCTGACGTTGTTACCGCCAAACCCGGCGTGACTGGCACGACTACTGGCGGTGTTACCAAAGGCAATGCTGGCGGTTTCAAGAAGGGCGGTGCTGCAAAAAAGTTTGCTGAGGGCGGCTCTGTCCAAAACGACGGAGGCCCTCGAAAAATGCCACAGGGGAATAAACCCCCATCAAAACCTGTGAGTATTTCCAAACTTTCTGGCGCATTCAAAAAAGGCGGCACAGTTCGGAAGATGTCTGGCGGCGGTTCAAGTGATTACGACCCAGTTATTTCTCGTGAAAACGCACGTATGCAAGCTGAAAAGAATGCAGAGCGTGCTGAGAACGAAGAAATGCGGGAAATGATTCTTGGCGCTCCAAGGCGGCTTCTTGAAGGCGCAAAGCGCATGATCGGGATGGGTCAAAGTTCTGACAAAGAACCAAAGTCCATCACTAAAACTGAGAAATCGGTGACGGTGACTCCCGGCAAAAAGCGTGGCGGTGCAGTCTGCTAAAACAAGGTGGGGGCTTCGGCCCCTGCTTTTATCTGGAGATTTAGATGTCAACATTGACGAATGTGTTCTCTGCGCACGCTGATGCGACAGGGACAATTTATGCAGGCGCAACGAACCTTGCTGGTTATCAGGCTTTGTCTGGCGGCACTGCTGGTGAAATCGTATTTCGTGATGGTGGATCAGGTGGAACTGTTCTTTTGAAGTTCAACATTCCGGCCAACACAAACAACCCGTTTGCCAACATCATTCCCGGCAACGGCATCCGGTTTAACACCAATATTCATGTGACGCTGCCGACAAGTGCGGCAGTGACAATTTTCTACGGTTAAGCCATGGCAACCACTTTGTCCTCCATCACGCGCCAAGGAGCCTTTGAGCCTTTTGAGCTTCAGGTTTCTCGCAACCAGATTCAAGGTCACCGAAATGTGACGGTCTTTGGCTTCAATCCTGATGTGGACACAAGTCAGGTTTCCGTCTGGCCTTTGCCGAGCCTGATCGCGTTTCCAGCGGCTGCGCTTCAGATGACTGTCAGCTCCACAAGCGCAGACGATACAAGCGCAGGAACTGGTGCTCGGACGGTTGTTGTGGAGGGCTTAGATGCCAACTACAACGAGGTCAGTGAAACCGTGACCCTGAACGGTCAAACGCCCGTGACAATGACCGCATCACTGCTTCGCGTGAACTACGCTTATGTGTTGACAGCGGGTTCTGGAAATGGCGCGGCTGGTGACATTTACATCGGCACAGGAACAGTGACTGCGGGTTTTCCTGCAACCACATACGATGTCATCAAGTTCGACTACAACACGACAATCACAGGCAGCTTCACTGTTCCTGCTGGCTACAAAGCTTATGTTTCTCAGGGATTGTTCTCTGCTGGTCAGGCAGGCGGCTCCAATCAGGTTCAGGGCAGATTGCTGACCAGAGGCACAGACAACATCCGGCGCACCGCCGCAGTCACCAGCATCAACAACGGTGTTGCCGACTACACATTTGAGTATCCTCTGGCTGTCCCAGAAAAAACCACGCTTGAGGCAACGGCAATTGGAAGCTCCAACAACAATGCCTGTTCGTCCATGTTCATTTTGGTTCTGATCAAAGAGGGTCCGTAATGCCAAGCAAATCACCTTCCCAGCATCGTTTGATGCAGGCGGTCGCACATAACCCTGCGTTCTCCAAAAAGGTTGGCATTTCTCAAAAAGTCGGCAAAGAGTTTGCCAAGGCTGACGAGGGTAAAAAATTCAAAGGAGGTGGTCTTTATGAAAACATTCATGCAAAGCGTGAGCGAATCGCTGAAGGCTCTGGGGAAAAAATGCGGCGAGTTGGCAGCGAAGGTGCGCCAACGGCTAAAGCCTTCCGAGAGTCAGCCAAAACAGTAAGCAAGAAGGAAGGCGGTCCAAGCCTTGCTGTCGGTCGCGGTGAAAAACTCCCGGTCTCTCGTGGTGCTGGCTTGACCGAAAAGGGCCGTGAGAAGTACAACCGGGAGACTGGATCAAACCTGAAGGCCCCCCAGCCCCAAGGCGGCAGTCGCAAGGACTCTTTCTGCGCAAGAATGCAGGGCGTGGTTGATCATGCCAAGGGGGATGCGCCAAGAGCAAAGGCATCCCTGCAACGGTGGAAATGCTGACAAGGAAAAACAATGGCGTACTCAGGAACAGTCGGAACAACGGTCATCAATGTCCAAACATACATTGATCACGGCGCTCGTCGGGCTGGGAAGCTTGCCGAGGAGCTGACTTCTGAGCAGCAGATCTCGGCGCGAGAGTCGCTTTATTACCTGCTGTCCAACCTCATCAACATGGGGATTCAGTATTGGTGCATCAGCAAGAAGATTTACGGCGTTCAGCCTGACAAAGCGGTCTATGACCTGCCCGTGGGTGGCAACGACGTCTTGCAGGCCCTGTATCGCCGCATGAACCGCCCTACGCCCAACTCTACCGGGGGCTACACAGCATCCTCGGGGGTGGCTGCAAACGCCTTTGACAGCGACATTGATACCAAATGCACCCAGAGCGCCCCAAACGGCAACATTGCGGTCGATTACGGCACTGACAACACGGTCTATGTTGGCTCAATTGGCATCATGCCGGGGGTCACAGGCTCGTTTAACGTGGTCTTTGAGGTGTCTGATGATGGTGTGACGTGGACATCGCTCTACGCCCCCGGCGTGACCGCTTGGGTGGACGGCGAATGGCTCTGGTACGACATCGAGACAGGCGCAAACACCCAGTATTACCGTATGCGCGAGACTGGCGGCAACACTTTGAGTGTGCGAGAGCTGTATTTTGGCAACAACGCCACGGAAATCACCATGGCTCGGTTGAACCGGGACGACTACACCAACCTGCCGAACAAGAATTTCACGGCAAACCAGCCGTTTCAGTATTGGTTTGACCGAACCATCCCGCAGGCATCCATTTACCTGTGGCCTGTCCCGTCGGACCCTTTTGTGCAGATGACTGTCTGGTACTCCCGTCAGATTATGGATGTTGGTGCGCTCACAAATGAGCTTGAGATTCCTCAGCGGTGGCAATATGCCATCCAAGCGATGCTGGCGCACCAAATGGCCTTAGAGCTACCCGGCGTGGACATGCAGCGGATCTTGTACTTGGAAGCTCAGGCCGAAAAAGCCTTCAACCTTGCCGAGCAAGAAGAGCGAGATAAGTCGCCTATCTACTACGCCCCGAACATCAGCGTTTATACGAGGTGACATCATGCCAAAGTTCCTTGACACCACGGGGATGTCAGACATAGCGATCTTTGTGTGTGACAGGTGCAAAATGAAGCGCCCACACGCCGAGTCTCGCAACGACCCCAACTTTCCCGGCCTCCTTGTCTGTGGGCAAGGCTGCGCAGATGATTTTGATCCTTACCGACTTCCTGCTCGAAAAACGGAGAAAATCACCATAAGATTTCCGAGGCCAGATCTGGCGTTGGACGGTGTTGAGGACCAGTCTCCAGCGTATGGTGGCAAGGTCATTACCCCATAAATTTAAGGACAGAAAATGGCACAGTCAGGCTTTACCCCCATTCAGATTTACTACAGTACAACCCCCGGCAGTGTTCCGTTGGCTGGCGATCTTGCAAACGGTGAGTTGGCGATCAACACCAGCGACGGCATCTTGTACTACAAGGACAGTGGGGGCGCTGTTCAGATTCTTTCTTCTGGCAGCTCCATTTCGGTTTCTGCGGTAACTGTTGCCACCACAACCAACTTGGCATCCCTGTCGGGCCTGCTGACAATTGATGGCATTACGGTAACTGCTGGTCAGCGCGTGCTGGTCAAAGACCAAACCTTGAGTCAAAACAACGGCGTGTATGTTGCCGCAGTGGGAGCGTGGACTCGTTCAATTGATGCCAACAGCTCTACTGAGATTGCCAGCCGAATCATCTCTGTTGTCTCTGGATCGACGAATGGTGGTGAGCAGTTTGCGACCACATTCAAGTCAACTGACACGCTGGGCACAACTGCCATGTCTTGGTTTCAAGTTGCGTTGCAAAACACAGCAGTGACCTTTAATGCTGGCACGGTGATTACCGGAACTGACAACGTTAACGCTGCTCTTCGCATTACTCAGCTTGGTACAGGTAATGCCTTGTTGGTTGAAGATAGCACCAACCCTGATTCAACACCGTTTGTAATTGATTCAGGTGGAAATACTATTGTTGGGTCTACTGTATCAGCGCCAAACGGTTTAACTGGGCAAGTTTTTCAAGTGCAAAGTTCAGCCGCTATTTCTGGGGCTGGACCCTTGTTTGCTGGCTGGAGTTCTACGCAACCTAATGCGGTTAATATTGCAAGGTCGCAGTCCGGTACGGTTGGCACATCTGCACTTGTTTCTTCAAGCGCATCAAGTAGCATCCGATTTTTCTTTGATGATGGAAGCGCTTTTGTGCGTGCGGCTAGTATTGATGCCGTTGTAGATGGGACTCCGGGCACAAGCGATATGCCCGGTCGGTTAGTTTTCAGCACCACTGCGGATGGTGCAAGCACTCCAACTGAGCGTGTTCGTATTAGTAGCACTGGTCAAACCACTTTCAGCTACAACGCAATAATCTCTGTAACAGACAACACCAACTCCGCTCTGCGAATCACACAAACAGGCACAGGCAATGCGCTGTTGGTTGAAGACAGCACAAATCCCGATTCAACCCCGTTTGTGATTGACGCAAGTGGTCGGGTCATTCAAGGCTACACTGCTGCAATCCTTACAGCCGACGATTACGCTGGATCAAACAGGACGGCGTGGGGGTATCAAGGCAACAGCACAAGCCCGGCAGGTGCGCTCTTTACGAGTTGGAGCACTTCCATCACAAACGGCGCTGGAATCTCTTTGTCGAGGTCAAGAAGCGCCACCGTAGGAACGCAAGCAATTGTTTCTTCTGGCGACTCATTGGGCGGCATTGGCTTTAATGGTGACGATGGCACAAACTTCATTGCTGCTGCGTCTATCGTAGCCGAAGTAGACGGTACTCCCGGCACAAACGATATGCCCGGTCGATTGTCGTTTAGCACAACGGCTGACGGCGCGAGCGCCCCAACTGAACGTGTTCGCATCAGCAGCACAGGCCAAACCAAGTTCAGTTACAACGCAGTTGTTGAGGTGACCGACAACACCAATGCAGCGCTGCGTGTCACTCAGCTCGGAACGGGTAATGCAATACTGGTTGAGGACAGCGCAAATCCTGATTCAACACCATTCGTGGTTGATGCAACTGGGCGTGTAGTTGTGGGAAGCACAGCGGCAATTAACTTTCCTGACATTCAAGGTACTCAGCGAATAATTCCAACAC